AGTTCTAATAGTAATATTACTTATACTTCTAATTTATCTCAAACAAATTCTAATAATCTCGCCAATTATATTTTAAATAGTTCTAATAGTAATATTAATTATACATCAAATTTATCTTTAACAAATTCAAATAATCTCGCCAATTATATTTTAAATAGTTCTAATAGTAATATTAATTATACTTCTAATTTATCTCAAACAAATTCAAATAATCTTGCTAGTTATATTTTAAATAGTTCTAATAATAATATTAATTATACTTCTAATTTATCTTTAACAAATTCAAACAATCTCGCTAATTATATTTTAAATAGTTCTAATAATAATATTAATTATACTTCTAATTTATCTTTAACAAATTCTAATAATCTCGCTAATTATATTTTAAATAGTTCTAATAATAATATTAATTATACTTCTAATTTATCTTTAACAAATTCAAATAATCTCGCTAATTATACTTCTAATTTATCTTTAACAAATTCTAATAATCTTGCCAATTATATTTTAACAAGTTCTAATAGTAATATTACTTATACTTCTAATTTATCTCTAACAAATTCAAATAATCTTGCTAGTTATATTTTAAATAATTCTAATAATAATATTACTTATACTTCTAATTTATCTTTAACAAATTCAAATAATCTCGCTAGTTATATTTTAAATAGTTCTAATAATAATATTAATTATACTTCGAATTTATCTCTAACAAATTCTAATAATCTTGCTAGTTATATTTTAACAAGTTCTAATAGTAATATTAATTATACTTCTAATTTATCTTTAACAAATTCAAATAATCTTGCTAGTTATATTTTAAATAATTCTAATAATCTTGCTACATATACTTCAAATAATTCTAATTTATTTAATAATAGATTAGCAACTCTTAATATTAATACTGATACTATTACACAAGGTTCTAGTAATCGCTTTATTGTTAATGATATTTATAATCGAAATATTACTTTCACAGGTACTTTAACTTCTTCTAATATAATTACTTCTAATTTAAATGTTATTGGTGATACTACTATTTTAAATACAACTTTATATCAAACAGAACAGCTTCAAGTTGTTAATGATACTACCGCTACTGCTATGATTGTTAAACAAGTAAATATTAATAAAAATGTTGCTGAATTTTATTATCAAAATAATCAATTAGGATTAATTATTAATTCTAATGGAAATATCGGTATTGGTAGTAATACAAATCCTTTAAATAAATTAGATGTATCAGGTATCATTAATTCATCAGATCTTTTAATAAATGGCACAAGTATTCAAACAACAATTACAAATAATTCTAATAATTTATATACAATTTTAAATGATAGTTATTGTAAAAAAACAACTTTTTATTTTACCCCATATATATCATATATATATAATTCAGTAACTTATTATACATATAATATAGAAATATCAAAATTTCTTCGTTTTCTTCAAATAAGTCCTACAATCAAACTCGCTAAATTTAGAATTCATATTGCTCCTATGGATTGTAATTTTAATGGAACAGAAATTAGAGAATGTGAATATTTAATTATGATGAGTGATTTGAATGGTGTTTTAAATGTTCGTGCTTTTGGAACACCACAAGACACATATCTTCAAAAAATACAATCTTGGAAAATTGTTAAATCATCATCTTTTACATATATAACTTATATTTCCCCTATTCAAAATATAAATATTTTATGTACTATTATAGATGAAGTATAATTAAATCGTTTTATTTTTATTTTTATTTTATTAGATTATATTAATGTCTTATTTATTATCGGATTACCCATCTTATTCAAATGGCATTTTTTCAAATCTTACCAATAATTATGGATATATTTTATTCACATCAAATGGTTCATTTACTTTTAATAAAAATGTAAATTATGAAATATTAGTTGTAGGTGCTGGTGGTCGTGGTGGTAATGGATCTCTATCTGGTGGTGGTGGTAGCGGTGGTTCTGGTAGTTATTATCCACAAGGTAAAAATGGTGGAACAGGTGTCGTTATTATTAGATATTTAAATCAAAAAGGAATTATAGGAGGTTAAGGTGGAGGAAGTTATTATAATTCGAATAATCAAGCATTAGCAGGAACTAAATGGAATGCTACATATTCTTATTCAACTACTGGAAATAATGGAACTACTTTACAAGGAGGTTCTGGTGGTTCAGCATTAGTTTCAGGAGGATATACGGAAACTATTACGAATACAAATCTTATAGTTGGTGTAGGTGGAACAGGTGCTACAATATCATCAGTTCCTATTTTAAAAACTACTTATGGAAGTGGTGGAGATGGTAATGGTGGTCTTGGAACACAAGGATTAGCATTAATAAAAGTTCCTTTAAATATTCAACAACCAATATTTAATGGATATGTTTATTATAGTAATATCACAAATAAACCGATATTAAATGATATATTATTATCATCAAATCTTATAACATCAAATTTTAATAATCAATTAAATTTTCCTAATGGAAATGTTAGTTGGGGTAATGAATGGTTCTTATATATAGGAACTTCACCAACATCTGTTATTAATTCATTTATATTTCAACATTTAACATCTACTATTAATTCTAAATGGTGGTTTAATGGTACAACTACATCGACAAATGCTGAAATTAGTGATGAAAGAATTAAAAAAGAAATTCAAGATATCCCTAATTCTCTCGATAAATTAATGCTTTTGAAACCAAAAGAATATTATTTATGTGATGAAAAAGATTATTTGAAAAAATATGGAATAATAGCACAAGAAGTTAATGAAAATATTGATTTAAATCATTTAGTATATAATGATGAAGATTATATAGCAAATATTTATTTATATGCCTCATATGTAAAAGAAGATAATATATATAAATTAATAACAAATTCGACAATTATAAATAAAATAAATGTAGATGATGAATTAAAACTTTTATTAAATAATACAGATAATATTGAAATTATTATTGAAGATAGTCCCTATCATAATAGATATAAAAAGAGATATGTTAAAGTTAAATCGATTATTAATGAAACGACATTTGAAATTTATGAAGATATTGAATTAAATATTAATGAAATTAATAATATATTTATTTATGGTAAAAAAGTACAAGATTTTAAAAAATTAGATTATTCTTCATTATATTCTTTAAATATAAAAGCAACACAAGAATTATATAAATTAATTCAACATCAACAATCAATTATAGAAAATCTTCAATTAAGAATTATTGAACTTGAAAATAAAAATTAATAATAATAGAATATGTTTAAGATTTTATTAATATCTATAATAACATTTATATTAGTTATTATAATTTTTTTATTATTTATAAGTTTTTTAAATAATGATATAAATACTAATCAAAAAAAAATTGAAAGTTTTTTTGGGGTTGAACCAACTTTCACAAATTGTGTCAAATATGTTTTACCCGATAGAACTTGTTTCCGTTTTAATTCTAATGGCACCTTTACTATTAATAATAATATTACTTGTGATATTTTTATGATTGGTGGTGGTGGTGGTGCTGGTTATAATCATGGCAGTGGTGGTGGTGCCGGTGCCTATTATTATGGAACAAATATAACATTAAATAGCGGTACTTATAATATTTATATAGGTTCTGGTGGTAATGGTGGTAGTTATTGGACTGCTCCAACAAATGGAGGTGATACATATATTACTTATAATGGTAATAATGATTTAAAAATAAATGGTTTAAATACGAGATGTAAAGGAGGTGGTGCTGGAGGTCATTGGAATTCCCCTGCTGGTCTCGCTGGTGGTTGTGGAGGTGGTAGTGATGGTTGGAATGGTAATATATATACGAATTCTATATATTCTGGTGGTGGTACAAATAATGATGGAACTGTTGGAAAAGGTTTTGTCGGTGGTTCTGCTAGACAATATTATTATGCTGGACAATTAGCAGCAGGCGGGGGTGGTGGTATTGGCGGTGCTGGTAAAAATGCCACTGGTGTTACAGGTGGTAAAGGAGGAGATGGATTAGCTATAAATATAACAGGAATAGAATTAGTTTTTGGAGGTGGAGGAGGTGGTGGTGATTGGCCTCATTATGCGAGAACTACACCATTAGGAATAGGCGGAGGTGCTACTTTAACAAATGGAACATTTATAAATGTTGGTGGCGATGCTGTAAGAGCATGGGAAGGACAAAGTGGAGGAGATGGTATTATTAATACAGGTTCAGGTGGAGGAGGAGGAAAAGGCGGAAGGGGTGGAAATGGTGGTTCTGGAGTTGTAATTATCAAAATTAATAATGATAATAATACATATATAAATGAAAATTTTTCAAATATAAAAAAACCATGGGGAATTTATTTTGCTGATACTTGGACATCAGATACTCTTATAGATATTTCTGGAAATTTAAATAATGCTACTACATCTGGAAGTATAACAAAAACAAAAGGAAAAGGTTATGGTGCTTCTGTTGATATTGATTATATTACTGGAAATACTCAAACTAAAATAAATTGGCCTGCTGATAGTATTCCAACAAATTTTACAATTTTAAGTTTAACAAGATATACTGGAGCTTCAAGACGTCGAATATTATCAAGTGATAGAACAGGTGGAAATTTTTTACACGGACATTGGGAAAATAATAAAGCAGTATGTCATTATGATGGTTGGAAAACATATCCATATAAATTAACAGGTAATGAATGGTTATGTTGTATTGGTAAAAATGGAGGTTCTATACCAAATAATATTTTAATGGATGGAATGCCATCTGGAACAAGTTCAGGAGGAGTAGGTAATTATAAATTATGTATTAATGATAATCCTTGGAATGAAACTAGTGATTGGGCATTAAGTTGTGTAATTATATGGAATAAACATTTATTAGATGAAGAAATGTATTTATTAAATCATTATATAAATATTTATATGAATACAGGTAATTTATCTGAACTTAAAGCAAAAATTACACCAACTGATTCAATTCAAGAAAATAATAATAATAATGATGCGAGAAATATACAAAGTGATAGTGATATATTTACATATAATAGTACTTTATATTATTATAAAATAGTATATAATAATGATAATATTGATACAAATGTTAATACAAATGAAAGAAGTAATAAAAATAATAAAAATATATTAACTTTTTATAATAATACATATAATACTAATGGAGAATTAGCAAGAGATAAAACTGCTGATTTTATAACATTTAAATTTAATGATATTTTTATTTTAAGAAAAATAATTTTTAAAGCAAAACAAACTGGAACTAATACAATAAATGCTCCTGCTTCGTGGGATGTTTATGCTTTAAATGATAAACAATATCAATTAATAGGTTCAGGTTCTGCTACTATATTAGATTATATATCTCGAACAAAATCAAAATCAAAAAATTCATATATTCATTTCTTAGTTGAAAAATCACAAATACAATCAAAAGAATATAAAATAGTATTTAAAAGCATATTTGGAGGAAATCAATTAGATTTTGATAATATTGTATTATGGCGTGGCGATAATCATTCTGAAATAGAAGCAACCGGAGCATCTAATTTTTCACTAGAATAATAATTAGTTTATTTTTGAATTGAAAAATAAAAATAATAATAATAGAATATGTTTAAAATTTTGATAATATCAATAATAACATTTATAATAGTTATTATAATTTTCTTATTATTTATAAGTTTTTCAAATATTGATATAAATACTAATTCAAAAATTAATGAAAAATTTTTTGTTAATGAACCTATTTTTACTGGAGGAATAAGTGGAAATTATAATGGTAATTTATTTATTAAATATACTCAAAATGGTACTATTACATTTAATAATGATACTTTTTGTAAAGTATTAATAGTTGGCGGAGGAGGCGGAGGTGCTAGAAATGATGATTGGGAAGGCGGAGGTGGAGGTGGAGGTGGAGGTGTTGGAATGGGAATAATAAAATTTATCGCAGGTACTAAATATACAATAAATATTGGTTTTGGCGGATATGGAGGATATGGTAATAGAACTATTAATGGTTATAATGGAAATTTTACAACAATTAAAGGAGGTAATATAAATGAAATAGCATATGGCGGTGGAGGTGGTGGATGGCGACGGGGAAATGATGGAGGTTCGGGTGGAGGTGGAGGAGGACATGGATGGAATAATAGTGGAGGTATTTCAACAAGAGGTCAAGGAATGCTTACTTATTATGGAAATAATGGGGGTTTTGGATATAATTCTGCTGGTGGTTCAGGAGGTGGAGGTGCTGGTTCGGAAGGTCAATCATACGGTAATGGTAATTATAATGGTTGTGATGGTGGCAGTGGTATATTATGTGATATTGATAATAATTATTATGGAGGTGGCGGAGGTGGTGCTTCTGGATGTCAAGGTAGTTGTTTTAGAATTGATAGTCTGTCAAAAGGTCGTGGTATAGGTGGTAGAGGAGGAGGAGGTAACGGAGGACATCGCAATGATCCAACATCTGGGACTAATAATACAGGTGGAGGTGGAGGTGGTAGTTCGCTCAATAATGCTGGTAATGGTGGTTCTGGTATAGTATTAATTAATTATAATATTAATTTTAATTTTAATAAAGTTCCATGGGGTTTTTATTTAGCTGATAATTGGTCTGATAATACTATTAGAGATATTTCTGTTAATGGAAGACATGCTACAACATCTGGAAATATAACAAAAACAATAGGAAGTGGCAATGGAGCAACAGGTGCTATTACATATATTAGTGGAAATACTGAAACAAAAGTAAATTGGCCTATTGGAAGTATACCATCTAATTTCACAATTTTAAGTTTAACAAGATATAATGGAGGTTCAAGAGGTAGAATTTTACAAAGTAGTTATGGAAATTGGTTACAAGGACATTGGGCAGATAGAAGAGGTGTTTGTTATTATGAAGGTTGGAGAACGAATTATGATAATAAAGGAATAAATAATAATTGGTTATGTTGTATTAGTAAAAATGCTGGTTTGACACCTAATAATATTTTATTAGATGGAATTCCGTATGGAATAAATACAGGAGGTGCTAGTGGAGGTTCTTATAAATTATGTATTAATAATAATTTTAATGAAAATAGTGATTGGGCATTAAGTTGTGTAATAATATGGGATCAACATTTAACAAATGATGAAATGTTTTTCTTGAATAATTATATAAATAATTATATGAATACTGGTGATATATCTGAACTAAGAAGATATATTCCATTATCTGGTAGTGCTAGTACAGATTCGACAACAATATATAATGATCCATCGCTAAATAATACTGTAATAGAAAGAGATACTGATGAATTTAGAACAAATTTTTATAGATTTTCACCATATACACGTGAATATAATAGCGGAATTACAAATAATAATAATTTCAGTAGTATGAATAGAAGTAGTACTAATACACAAAATATTTTAACATTTAAAGAAGATAGATTTAAAACAGATGGATTTTTTAAAGAAGGTCAAGGTGAAGGTGAATTTATAACAATAAAATTTCAAAATAATTTTTGTTTAAAAAAAATTATATTTGTTGCTAAAAGTAATTCAGATGATATATATAATGCACCTTCTGCTTGGCAAATTTATGCTGGAAATGATAAAACAAGTGGCGGAGGTATTAGTACTAGTATAATATTTAAAAATATAGAAACGGGATCTACAAATAGTACAAATGATTATTTAAAAACAACAGATTTAAAATCAACAAATAATTATATAATATTATTAACAAATAATAATATAGAAGCAAATGTATATAAAATAGTATTTACAAAAACATTTGGAGGAACTAAATTAGATTTTGATCAATTAATATTAGAAAGTGGAAAGGAACAAATGACTATTACTTCAACATCATCATAATTATAAATAAATATATTTTAAATGAAATATTTAGAAAGCAATGATTGAAACAATATCAATACCTTCATTAGACCCTTTATTAATATTATCATTAGTTGTGATGAATATTGGAGCAAAATTTTTAGATATAAAATTAACAGATTTTCAGCAAAAAATAATAAAAAATCATTTAGTTCAAGCAATAATATTATTTTCAATGGTATATATAGGAACGAGAGAGGTAATAAAATCAATAATAATAGTTGGTATAATATATTTATTAATATATGTATTATTAAATGAAAATCATCAATTTAATATATATTCAAAGAAATTATTATATAATGAAGGGATAATACAAAATTATAATAATATAAAAGATAAATATTATTTAAATATCTCAAAAATAAATATAGATAATTTATAAAATTTCGATAGTCCAAAAGATTTCATTATTATTGACATTATAATAAATTAAAATTTTATTTTTAGTATCAGTATTAATTATAATTGATTTTTCTGTTGAAAATAAAAAATTATTTTCATATTTTTTTTTAAAAACATCTATGATATTTTTATCATATTTGATATACTCATTATAATCACCTTTAAAATAATTATTAAAACTTATTTCATCATTACATATATAATTTTTATTATCAATAAAATTAAATATTGATTCAATCGACATTATAATAAAAAAATATTTTATATCTTTATATAAAATTTATTCTTTTTTAATTGCTAATCCTTTTCTTGGCGTTTTACCAATTATTTTATCTTTTTCTTGTTTCCAAAGAGATGCTATATATTCCATCTTTTCTTTTTGGTTCATTTTATTATCAACATCATTTTTTAATAAATTCATTTTTTCTTTGACAAAGTTATTATACGGGGAAGGTTGTCTTTTTTTTGGTTCATCTTTTTTATTAGATTTTTCGATATCATCATATATTTCACCGATTGCTTTTTTTAATTCATTTTTATTAATTTTATCAGTCTGAGAAGTAATATAATTAGTAATACGTTCAATTAATTCTGTATTTACATTCATTAATAATTTATAAATTAAATAAAATCATTTTTTTCTTTTAAATAAAAAAATGATTTTATTTAATAATTAAAATAAATAAAATGAGTTTATTTGATGATCATTATGGAGATATTTGGTTTGAAGAAGAAGACCCTGATTCAGAATGTTATAATCCTGAATCATGTAGAAATGTATATATTGATTTAGCATCGGGAATATTTGATATTAATCCAGATGATTATTATGAAAATTATGCTTATGATGAATATGATGATTAAATGAAAAAAATTAATGACGTTTTTTCAAGATATACTTAATAGAACGCCATTTCTCTCTATTCTCACTATAATAGAAACATTTTTTATATTCATCAATTGATGTTTTTCCGAGAACTTTAATTGCGAATGTATAGAGAGAATAGAATTTTTCACCAGTCTCAATAGAGATGATATATTCTTTTCCATATTCATTAATATAACTAGCACAATGAAGAATATCATCTTCATCGCAAACAGCGAAGATATAGAATGAATGTTTCTTGATACGAAGATTACCTAACATACTTTGGTATGAAAATTATTGATAATATTAATATCAATTTTTTATATATATAGTATAAAAATAATACAATAGAATATATGAAATTAGACTTAAAGCAGAAATTAAAAATATTTCGTAGTTAGGAAGATGATATAATTTATTAGGACAATATAATAGATTATATAAGATGATTAATAATAAAGAAGGGATAATTTTAATATTATTAAAAAATGGTTCAATACCAAATTTTAGATAAATAAATAAAAATGGAAAAATGTGAAGATAAATATCTAATAAATTTTTTTCAAATCCGTCAATTATATAAATTTTATTTTTATATTCTATAAAATATTTAGTAGGATTTATATAAGAAATATATAATCCCATAAATAAGATAATAAATGTAAGAAAAGGTAAGGAAAATATTTTTGATGATAATTTATAAAAAATGACTAAAATGAAAATCCAAATAGTAAAATATTTTTGAAGCATTTATATATATAAAAATGATTATTAATTAATAATTTATTTTGATAATGATATATATAAAATTAAGAGATTGGATAGATATTAATAAAATAAATTGGGTTAATTTTTCGATAAATCCAAATGCGATTGAAATATTAAAAGAAAATCCAGAAAATATAGATTGGTTATATTTATCATCAAATTCAAATGCGATTGAATTATTAAGAGAAAATCCGGAAAAAATTAATTGGAATTTTCTCTCAAATAATAAAAATGCGATAGAATTATTAAAAGAAAATCCTGAAAAAATAAATTGGAATTTTCTTTCATATAATTCAAATGCGATAGAAATATTAAAAGAAAATCCAGAAAAAATTAATTGGGATAATTTATCATATAATAAAAATGCGATTGAATTATTAGAAGATAATGAAGAGAAGATAAATTGGAGTAATATATCATTTAATATAAATGCTATTAAAATTCTTAAAAAAAATTTTAATAAAATTGATTGGTTATATTTATCGAGTAATTCAAATGCTATTAAATTATTAAAAGAAAATCCGGAAAAAATAGATTGGTTTTTCTTATCAGGAAATCCAAATGCTATTGATTTATTAAAAGAAAATCCAGATAAAATAGATTGGGAAGAATTATCAAATAATACAAATGCGATTGAATTATTAAAAGAAAATCAAGATAAAATTAATTGGGCGGAATTTTCAGGAAATCCATCAATTTTCACATATGATTATATAAAAATTAAAAATTCATTTATTGATTTAAAGGAGGAGATAATAGCAAGAGCATTACATCCTAAGAGAATATTTAGATTAATAGAAGAATATGGGGAGGAATATATTTATGATATATATTTTGAAGATTAAAAAAATGATTTTTATTAATTTATAAATTTTTTTAATGATGAAATTAAGAGATTGGATTGATGAAAAAAATCTTGTATGGAATTCATTATTAGAAAATCCTAATGCGATAGAATATTTAAGAAAATTTCCAGATAAAATAGATTATTTTTATCTATCAGGGAATATAAATGCTGTTGAATTATTAAAAGAAAATCAAAAAGAAATTTATTGGAGTAAATTATCAGAAAATCCAAATGCGATTAAATTATTAAAAGAAAATCTCGATAAAATTAATTGGTATAATTTATCAGAAAATCCAGATGCGATAGAAATATTAAAAGAAAATCCTGAAATGATTGATTGGTATAGTTTATCAAAAAATCCAAATGCGATTGAATTATTAAAAGAAAATCTTAATTTAATAGATTGGTTTCAATTATCAGGAAATCCAAATGCTATTGAAATTTTAAAAGATAATATAGATAAAATTAATTGGTATAATTTGTCTTTAAATCCAAATGCGATAGAAATATTAAAAAAATACCCTCATATGATTGATTGGTATAGTTTATCAGGAAATCCAAAAGCGATTGAATTATTAGAAAAAAATATAGATAAAATTAATTGGTATTATTTATCAAAAAATATTAATGCTATTGATATATTAAGAAAAAATCAAGATAAAATTAATTGGCATAGTTTATCAGAAAATCCAAATGCCATAGATATTCTTAGAGAAAATCAAGATAAAATCTATTGGTTTTATTTATCAGCAAATTCAAATGCGATTGAATTATTAAGAGAAAATCAAGATAAAATTAATTGGATATTATTCTCTTTAAATCCTTCAATATTCACATATGATTATAATTATATGAAAAATTCTAATATTGATTTAAAGGAGGAGATAATAGCGAAGGCATTACATCCTAAGAGAATATTTAGATTAATCAAGGAATATGGTGAAGAATATATTTATGATATTTATTTTGAAGATTAAAGAAAAAATGATTTAATTATTTTTTTTAAATTTCAAATGATGAAATTGAGAGATTGGATTAATATTGATAAGTTAAATTGGGATAATTTATCAGCAAATAAGAATGCTATTGAATTATTAAGAGAAAATCCTAATAAAATTAATTGGGATAATTTATCGAGAAATATAAATGCGATTGATTTATTGAGAGATAATTTGGATAAAATTAATTGGTATAATTTATCTGGAAATACAAATGCGATTGAAATATTAAGAGAAAATCCGGAAAAAATTAATTGGGATATGTTATCAACAAATATAAATGCTATTGAATTATTAAAAGAAAATCCAGAAAAAATTGATTGGTATTTATTATCGATTAATTCGAATGCGATTGAATTATTAAGAGATAATTTAGATAAAATTAATTGGGATATGTTATCAATTAATCCGAAAGCGATAGAAATATTAAGAGAAAATCCGGAAAAAATTGATTGGGATAATTTATGTTTAAATACGAATGCTATTGAATTAATAAAAGAAAATCCGGAAAAAATTAATTGGGATAATTTATCTTTAAATAGGAATGCGATTGAATTATTAAGAGATAATTTGGATAAAATTAATTGGTCTCAATTATCATGTAATATAAATGCTATTGAATTATTAAGAGAAAATTCTAATAAAATTGATTGGGAATTATTATCAAGTAATTCGAATGCTATTGACATATTAAGAGAAAATATAGATAAAGTTAATTGGGAAGAATTATCAAATAATTCGAATTCTATTTCTATATTAAGAGAAAATTTAGATAAAATTAATTGGGATTTATTATCATTTAATTCTTCAATTTTCACATATGATTATATTAAAATGAAGAATTCGAATATTGATTTAAAGGAGGAGATAATAGCGAAGGCATTACATCCGAAAAGAATATTTAGATTAATTGAGGAATATGGGGAGGAAGAAATATATGATATGTATTTAGATGAATAATTTTTTGGATTTTAAAGTGATGAAATTAAATGATTGGATAAATATTGATAAATTGAATTGGAGTAAATTTTCATTAAATATATATGCTATAAATTTATTAAGAGAAAATCCAGATAAAATAGATTGGGGTAATTTATCAAAAAATCCAAATGCTATTGAATTATTAAAAGAAAATCCGGAAAAAATTAATTGGTTATTTCTTTCTTTAAATCCAAATGCCATAGAATTAATAAAAGAAAATTTAGATAAAATTGATTTAAAATTATTATCTGGTAATCATAATGCGATTGATATAATAAAAGATAATTTAGATAAAATTGATTGGAATATGTTATCAAAAAATCCAAATGCGATAGAAATATTAAGAAAAAATCCGGAAAAAATAAATTGGAATAATTTATCAAGTAATCCAAATGCGATTGAATTATTAAAAGAAAATCCGGAAAAAATTAATTGGAATAATTTATCAATAAATCCAAATGCTATTGAATTATTAAAAGAAAATTTAGAAAAAATAAATTGGGATAATTTATCAGGAAATATAAATGCTATTGAATTATTGAAAAAAAATAAAAATAGAATTGATTGGAATATATTATCATCAAATATAAATGCTATTGAATTATTAAAAGAAAATCCAGATAAAATTAATTGGAATTTTTTATCAGTAAATCCAAATGCGATTGAATTATTAAGAGAAAATCCAGAAAAAATTAATTGGGATATGTTTTCATTTAATTCTTCGATATTCACACATAATTCAAATATTTAAATAAAATTTTATAATTATATTTGAAGATTAAAGAAAAAATGATTTTATTAATTTTTTTAAATTTCTTAATGATGAAATTAAGAAATTGGGTAAATATTGATAAATTAGATTGGAAATATTTATCAAGTAATCCAAATGCTATTGATTTATTAAAAGAAAATCCCAATAAAATTAATTGGGATAATTTATCAGCAAATAAGAATGCTATTTCAATTTTAAAGGATAATTTAGATAAAATTAATTGGTATAATTTATCAAGTAATCCAAATGCTATTGAGATATTAAAAGAAAATCCAAATAAAATTAATTGGGGTTATTTATCAGAAAATCCTAATGCTATTGATTTATTAAAAGATAATATAGATAAAATTAATTGGTTTAAATTATCAAAAAATATTAATGCCATTGAAATATTAAAAGATAATCCTAAAAAAATTAATTGGGATATGTTATCAAAAAATATAAATGCCATTGAAATATTAAAAGAAAATTTAGATAAGATTAATTGGGGTATGTTATCAACAAATATGAATGCTATCAAATTATTAAAAGAAAATCCTAATAAAATTAATTGGGTTTTATTATCATTAAATCCAAATGCGATTGAATTATTAAGAAAAAATCTTGATAAAATTGATTGGGGTATGTTATCAATAAATTCAAATGCTATTGAATTATTAAAAGAAAATTTTGATAAAATTGATTGGGTATTATTATCATGTAATTCTTCGATATTCTCATATGATTATAATTATATGAAAAAATCTAATATTGATTTAAAGGAGGAGATAATAGCGAAAGCATTACATCCTAAGAGAATATTTAGATTAATAGAAGAATATGGGGAAGAAGAGATTTATGATATATATTTTGAAGATTAAAGATTAAAAAATGATTTTTATTAATTTTTTTAAATTTCAAATGATGAAATTAAGAGATTGGATTGATATTAATAAATTGGATTGGAATTATTTATCAGCAAATACAAATGCTATTAATATATTAAAAGAAAATCCAGAAAAAATTAATTGGTTTTATTTATCTTTAAATCCAAATGCGATTGAAATTTTAAAGGATAATTTAGATAAAATTAATTGGGATTTATTATCAGCAAATGAGAAAGCGATTGAATTATTAAAAAATAATTTAGATAAAATTAATTGGTATTATTTTTCTTTAAATACAAATGCCATTTCAATTTTAAGAGAAAATTTAGATAAAATTAATTGGAATTATTTATGTTTAAATTCAAATGCTATGAAAATATTAAAAGAAAATTTAGATAAAATTAATTGGTCTCAATTATCAAAAAATATTAATGCTATTGAATTATTAAGAGATAATAAAGATAAAATTAATTGGAATAATTTATCAGCAAATGAGAATGCCATTAAAATTTTAAAAGATAATAAAGATAAAATTATTTGGAGTATGTTATCAAAAAATCCAAATGCTATTGAAATATTAAAAGAAAATTTAGATAAAATTAATTGGTATCAATTAACAAAAAATATTAATGCTATTGATTTATTAAAAGATAATCAAGATAAAATTAATTGGAAATTATTATCATCCAATCCTTCAATTTTCACGTATGATTATAATTATATGAAAAATTCTAATATTGATTTAAAGGAGGAGTTAATAGCGAAGGCATTACATCCCAAGAGAATATTTAGATTAATTGAGAAATATGGAGAAGATGAAATTTATGATATTTATTTTGAAGATTAGAGAAAAAATGATTTTATTAATTTTTTTTAAATTTCAAATGATGAAATTAAGAGATTGGATTGATATTAATAAATTGGATTGGGATTATTTATCAGCAAATACAAATGCTATTGAATTATTAAAAGAAAATCAAGAAAAAATTAATTGGTTGTATTTATGTTTAAATACAAATACTATTGAATTATTAAGAGAAAATCCTAATAAAATTAATTTGTTTTATTTATCTTTAAATTCAAATGCTATTGAATTATTAAAAGAAAATCTTGATAAAATAGATTGGGATTATTTATCATTAAATACAAATACAATTAAATTATTAAGAGAAAATCCTAAAAAAATTAATTGGTATTATTTATCAAAAAATATTAATGCTATTTTAATATTAAAAGATAATCAAGATAAAATTAATTGGGATAATTTGTGTTTAAATCCAAATGCTATTGAATTATTAAGAGATAATTTAGATAAAATTAATTGGGATATTTTATCTAGTAATCCTAATGCTATTGAATTATTAAGAGATAATCCAGATAAAATTAATTGGGATAATTTATCGGCAAATCCTAATGCGATTGAATTATTAAAAGATAATCAAGATAAAATTAATTGGAATATGTTATCAATAAATCCAAATGCGATTGAATTATTAAGAGATAATTTTGATAAAATTAATTGGGATATTTTATCTAGTAATCCTAATGCGATTGAATTATTAAGAGATAATTTAGATAAAATTAATTGGAATAATTTATCAAGAAATTCAAATGCTATCAAATTATTAAGAGATAATTTAGATAAAATTAATTGGAATTATTTGTCTTTAAATACAAATGCTATTGAAATATTAAAAGAAAATCAAGATAAAATTAATTGGGTATTATTATCATTAAATTCTTCGATATTCTCATATGATTATAATTATATGAAAAATTCTAATATTGATTTAAAGGAGGAGATAATAGCGAAAGCATTACATCCTAAGAGAATATTTAGATTAATTGAAGAATATGGTGAAGAATATATTTATGATATTTATTTTGAAGATTAGAGAAAAAATGATTTTATTAATTTATTAATTTTTTTAAATTTCAAATGATGAAATTAAGAGATTGGATTGATATTGATAAATTGGATTGGTCTTATTTATCAGCAAATGAGAATGCTATTGAATTATTAAAAGAACATCCAGAAAAAATAGATTGGTTTTATTTATCAGTTAATCCAAATGCGATTGATTTGTTAAAAGAAAATCCGGAAAAAATTAATTGGCTTTATTTGTCAGTTAATTCAAATGCGATTGGATTATTAAAAGAAAATCCAGAAAAAATTAAATGGTATTATTTATCAAAAAATACAAATGCGATTAAATTATTAAAAGAAAATCCTAATAAAATTAATTGGGATAATTTATGTTTAAATATAAATGCTATTGAATTATTAAAAGAAAATCCTAAAAAAATTAATTGGGATATTATATCAGCAAATATAAATGCTATTAATTTATTAAAAGATAATTTTGATAAAATTAATTGGAATAATTTATCAGGAAATTCGAATGCGATTGATTTATTAAAAGAAAATCCAGAAAAAATTAATTGGAGTATATTATCAACAAATTCGAATGCTATTGAATTATTAAAAGAAAATCCAGAAAAAATTAATTGGAAATTATTATCATTTAATCCTTCGATATTTACATATGATTATAATTATATGAAGAATTCGAATATTGATTTAAAAGAAGAAATAATAGCAAAAGCATTACATCCTAAGAGAATATTTAGATTAATAGAAGAATATGGAGAAGAAGTAATATATGATATATATTTTGATGATTAAAGATTAAAAAAATGATTTTATTATTTTTTTAATTTTCTTAATGATGAAATTAAGAGATTGGATTGATATTAATAAATTGAATTGGTATGATTTATGTTTAAATCCAAATGCTATAAATTTATTGAGAGATAATTTTGATAAAATTGATTGGTTTTTATTATCAAGTAATCCAAATGCGATTGAATTATTAAAAGAAAATCCAGATAAAATTTTTTGGAATTATCTTTCTTTAAATCCAAATGCGATTGAATTATTAAAAGAAAATCCGGAAAAAATTAATTGGTATTATTTATCAGAAAATCCAAATGCTATTGAAATATTAAAAGAAAATCCAGAAAAAATAAATTGGTGTCAATTATCAGTGAATTCAAATGCTATTGAATTAATAAATAATAATTTAAATAAAATTGTTTGGTCTCATTTATCAGAAAATATAAATGCGATTGAATTAATAAAAGATAATTTAGATAAAATTAGTTGGTATCAATTATCAAAAAATCCTAATGCTATGGAAATATTAAAAGATAATCCAGAAAAAATTAATTGGGATATGTTATCTTGTAATCCAAATGCGATTGATTTATTAAGAGAAAATCCAGAAAAAATTAATTGGGTTTTATTATCATCTAATTCTTCAATTTTCACATATGATTATAATTATATGAAAAATTCATATATTGATTTAAAGGAGGAAATAATAGCAAAGGCATTACATCCCAAGAGAATATTTAGATTAATTGAGGAATATGGGGAAGAATATATTTATGATATTTATTTTGAAGATTAAAGAAAAAATGATTTCATTATTTTTGAATTTTTTATATATCAAATGATGAAATTAGGAGATAATATGGATAAAATTGATTGGTGTCAATTACCAAATGATTCAATTGCTATTAAAACATTAAAAGAAAATCAAAAAAAATTTAATTGGCATATATTATCATTTAATTGGCATACATTATCATTTAATTATAATTATGAAAAAATGCGAAATAGTAATTTAGATTTAAAGGAGGAGATAATAGCGAAGGCATTACATCCCAAGAGAATATTTAGATTAATTGAGGAATACGGGGAAGATGAAATTTATGATATATATTTTGATGATTAAAAAATGATTTGATTATTTTTTTTAATTTCTCAATGATGAAATTAAGAGATTGGGTAAATATTGATAAATTGAATTGGAGTAATTTATGTTTAAATCTAAATGCCATAGATATTCTTAAAGAAAATTTATATATAATAGATTGGTTTAATATTTCAAAAAATCCAAATGCTATGGAAATATTAAAAGAAAATATAAATAAAATTAATTGGAATCATTTATCAGGAAATCCGAATGCGATAGAAATATTAAATAAATATCAAGATAAAATTAATTGGAATAGATTATCAATTAATAAAAATGCTATAAATTTATTAAGAGATAATCAAGATAAAATTGATTGGTATTTATTATCAATTAATTCAAATGCGATTGAATTATTAAGAGATAATCCAGAAAAAATTGATTGGGATTATTTATCATTAAATACGAATGCTATTGAATTATTAAAAGAAAATATTGATAAAATTAATTGGGAAAATTTTTCTTTAAATATAAATGCTATTGAAATATTGAGAGAAAATCCAAAAAATATTATTTGGGATTATTTATCATTAAATACAAATGCTATAAAATTATTAAGAGAAAATCAGGAAAAAATTAATTGGGATAATTTATCAATTAATCCAAATGCTATTGAATTATTAAAAAATAATTTAGATAAAATTAATTGGAATTATTTATCAAAAAATAAAAATGCTATTGAAATATTGAGAGAAAATC